GATTGCCAATAGTTAGGTGAATTGGGTCCTGGGCAATATAAATTGCCATTTTCTAAATCTTGTCCAGCAGAGGTTGCTGTTAAAGGATTTAAAGTCGCAAAATTATTTGACGGATTATCGTAAGTCGGTGTTAAAGTTCCTGATGTTGTAAAGGTAAGTGCATTAGAAGAACTGTCTAAATCTAAGTTAGTTCTATCTTCCATCTTTAAGCAAAAGCCATTTGTTCCTGGCGTTCCATAACAAGAAGTTTTAATTTTCCAAATTCCTGAAGTGCTGTCTACTTCACCAAAACTTGTTGCATCTAAAGCGGTTCCATCTACTAATTGAACATGAGACATCTCACCATAATAAGTACCTGTTGTAGATTGGTCTACTCCTATTCGTAAAACTCCTGAATTTATATTAACCTGACTATCGGTATTAAGACCTGGATACGTTGATGTTCCAAATGCTGTTTCTTGAGTTCCATTAATAAACATTTTAAATCTATCTGCTTGGGTGCTTTGAGTTGAATCATATTTTATAACAATGTGATACCAAGCTGCAGGGTCTATAAATTTTCTAGAAGTTATAAATCGAATGGTGCTAGGTCCATCATTATATTCAAGGTATTCACTAGCATTAAATTTTAGTTGCATATAACTGGCACCATTAGAAATACTAAAAAAAGTTTGTTCATCTGTTACGTTAGCTCTCTTAACCCAGAAAGATAAAGTAAAGGTTTTTCTGTTTCCGCCTGTTTGAGTTCTTTGTATGTATGCCATTATTATTTATTCTCCATTAATTAAATTGTCCGCCACCTGTTGCTCCATGAGATATTGTCATTGTAAATTCTCTTGCTGCTCCAACTTGTGCTTCTGCATCTGTTGGAGTTATTTCAAAAGTATAAGTTGTTGTTGCTGTACTTCCAGTTTCTGTTCCACTTATAACTCCTGTTGCACTTGCTAATGTAACACCACCAGGAAAAGTTCCAGATGTTTTTGCATAAGTAACTGCACTATCTGAAGTAGCTACAACAGTTTCTGATATAGAAGCTCCTGCTGCAAAAGTTCCTAAAGAACCTGCTGCAGTTGTCCATGTTGGAGCTGAACTAGCTTGTAAAATTGCGTTAGCTGACATTCCAGCATTACCATCTGGATTTTCAACTCTAACTCGGTAATCTCCAAGGGCTAAATTGAAGGTTGCCGAGATAGAAGTTGAACTTGACCAAGAAACTACTGAAGCTCTTGTATATGCATTCGTTGAACTTACTGCTTCTACAATTGGTACATGAGTAGAATCAGTTGCAAAATTTGTTCCTGTAATTGTTACACTTGTTGCTACATTTGGAGGGATGATTGCACTTACTGCAGTTACAGTAGGTTTTGTTTCTACTGCATCTACCCAAGTTAATTGATTTGATGTTGTTCCATCTGTTGCTAAAACTTGTCCATCAGTTCCAACTCCTGTAGGGAGTGTTAAAGTATATCCAGCTCCTGCTGAATGAGCAGGACTTTCAATATGTACTGCATGAGTATTTTGTTCACAATTTAAAGTTAACTTACCAGCAGCACTTGCACCATCACCTTTGATTTCTAATCCAGGTGTAAATTCTGTTTTAGCATTTGTAATTGCGTCTGAAGCAATTTTACCAGATGTAATATTTACATCAGTAACTTTTGCTGTAGTTACCGCATCATCTGCTAGTTTTCCAGATGTAATTATTCCATCTGTAATATCACTAGATGTTAATGCTGCGTTAGCAGGTTTTCTGCCGACATATGCCATAAGTAATTATCCTTTAATATTATGTTGAGATAGTATCTACAACACTTGTAATAATATCAACTGAAGAAGCTGCTGAAGCATATGCTTTAACTGCATCTCCACTCATTAATACAACTTTTGAACCACCATCAATTAATTCTAAACTTCCGCCTGTTGGGATGGGAGCTGATTTAATTATATGGTAATCATTAGAACTGTTCTCTACATAAACAGTAACATCAACTGATGAACCTGAAGTATTAGTACATCTTATACCAATAATTGCATCATCAGAATCTGCTGCTGCTCTTAATGTTGTAGGTGAGCCAGAGTTGTTTGATATGTTTTGTTGTAATGTTCTCTCAAAATCTTGAGCCATGATTTTATCCTAATTATACAAATTTCTTGCCATATTGTCAACCGAACACTATAGGGCAATTGCCATAGCTACCGCAAAACCATTAGATGCTTTAGCATCAATCTGAGTTTGTATAGCTGAACTAACACCATTTAAATAACCAAATTCAGTATTATCTACTGAACCATCCCCAACTAGGTTGGCATTTAACCTATTGGAAGAATCTATTGTAGCTTGTTTAGCATCTAATTGTGTTTGTGCATTAGATGATAAGCTATTAATATATTGAAATTCTGTACTTGTAACTGTACCATCTGCTATTTTCGTAGCATCTATTCCAGATGATAATGTTGTAACTCCATCTTTATCAGAAGTTATCGCACCACTTATTGCTTTATTTTTCCATACACTTGCTGCATTATCATAAATAAAATAATTAGCATCTGCCAAACTAGCAAGTGTGACATCTGTCATTTCACTTAGTTGGTCTCTAGCAGCTTGAGAATTATCTACATAAGCTGTTGTAGCTATCTTAGTTGAATTATCTGCTGCTGATTGTGTAGGAGCTGTAGGATTTCCAGTTAAAGCTGGAGAAGCTAAAGGTGCTTTTAAATCTATTTGGTCTTGAGCATTTGAACTTAAACTATTTATATATTGAAACTCAGTACTTGTTACACTACCATCTGCAATTTTAGTTGCATCAATAGCAGCACTTGCTTTAATATTTGCATCTTCAATATTTGTAATACTATTACCAGTACCATCTGCATCTATTGTTTTATTTGTAAATGTAGTTGTACTTGAATCTGTTACATCTGCATTCAAAGTTACTGAACCAGAAGTTCCACCACCAGATAAACCTGTACCAGCAACAACTGCAGTAATATCTCCAGTTGGTATTGTAGCTACTTGAGTATCTACATATGCTTTAATAGATTGCTGAGACGCAACTGCTGTTGCAGAATCAGAAGTCATAGTATCTTCATCTTTAAAAGCTGTACCACTAATTGCTGTATTAATTACTGGGCTTGTTAAAGTAGGAGATGTTAATGTTTTATTTGTTAAAGTATCAGTAGTTGCTCTTCCAACTAATGTATCTGTAGAGGTCGGTAATGTTACTGTTCCAGTATTTGAAATACTAGAAATGATTGGAGTTGTTAAAGTTTTGTTTGTAAGAGTTTGTGAACCTGTTAATGTTGCAACTGTAGAATCAATTGCAAATGTCATTGTCTGAGCAGAACCTGTAGTATCAATACCAGTTCCACCAGTTAATGTAAGTGATTGAGAATCTAAATCAATTGATTGTGCTCCACCACTATCACCTGAAAAATCTAAATCACTAGCTGTAACTTGAGCATCAACATAAGTTTTAATTGCTTTAGCTGAAGCTACTGTATCATCACTTGAAGAAACAGAAGTTAAATCTGTATCTACATCTGTAATTGCTGTAGCACTTCCAATAACTAATCCATCTAAAGTTACATTACCATCAAAGTATGCATCTTTAAATTCTAAAGAAGAAGTACCTAAATCAATATCATTATCTGTAATTGGAACGATTGCTCCATCTTGAATTCTTAATTGTTCTACTGCTGAACTAGAAACATCTACATAAAATTCTATATGATTATTAGTTGAATCAATTAAAATTTTATTTAAAGGAGTTACTAAACCTGCATCTCCGAGAATAGAAATAACTGGACCTTCGGCTGCTGTGCCATCATGTTTGTGTCCAGTTGTATTTACGAATGCTGCTAAAAGTTGATTATACTCATTATTAAATAATGAGGCATCAATTGTATTTCCATCAGCAATTGTACTTTGTCGTGTATAACCTGCCATATTATTATCTTCTTCCTCCTGCTATAAATGATACGAACATTCCATTTACAGAATATCCAGCATCAGTATCATCAGTAAAGAATCTAAAACTATTTGTAAATCCACTACCTGTTACTAAAACACTCTTACTTGGTAATGTTGTTGCACCAAATACAGATGAACCAAATTGAGAAGTAGCTGCTCCAAATAAAGATGAACTACTTAAATTACCTACAGAAAATTGTCCAGGTTGTGGTACATCTGTTGAATCAAAATCATATCTGATTCTTAGTTTTAAATTATTTTGTGTTCCTTCTGGTGAGATATTTGCTTTAACTTTATATAAACTTTTTCTTAATCCACCATCTCCATAATCCATATCTGGAGTTTGAAATCTTGCATTAATATTTGAAGTATCAAAATTGTTACCAGTATCTAATTGATAAATATAACCAGTTTCATTTGAACCAAATTTAACTTCTTCATTAGAACTATTTAAATCAGAAGCACAATGTTTAATTTCCATACCTTTAGATTCAGCCCATTCAAATGCAGGAATTCCATTTTCATCAAATTTAAATGTTCCTATAATTCCCATTTGACTTGATTTAGCTTGTCCTGAATTATGATAGAATAATCTATATTGACTTCGTTCTCTTATAACCATACTTGATAAAGTATAACTTGATATATTATCTAGTATGTCATTAATTCTAGGGAGAATTTTTCTACTTACAGAACCAATTTCAACGTCAGCGATTCTGGCTGTACCAGCAACTGTTCTTAAACCATCAGGTGCTAGAAAGATTAAATCTCCACCAATCTCTTGGATAGTGTTTCCATCTACACATCCTATATTCTTTGTTATAGATTTAAGTATAGGGGTAGAATCAAGACTTGTCAACTCATAAATACTATTTTTACAAAATATAACTAGAGTATTTCTAAAGACTTTAATCCCTGTAATTACATCTCCAACATCAATTGCACCTGAACCACTTGCTTCAAAATCATAAGGTTTTAAGCGGCTACTATAAGCTACTGTACTTGTTGAAGCTGTTTGTCCTGATACAACTAATCTTTCAGCATAGATAGTATTTCTTTTAGGATTAGTCGGAGCTGACCTTTCTAACTCTTCAAAGTGATAAGTATAAACACTACCTGATTTAGTGATTTGTAATTCAGCTATTTTATTAGTTGAATCACAGATATATAAAGTTCCAAAACCACCTTCAGATTCATAATTACTAAATTGAACATTAGTTTGATTAGCTCTTGAAATTACTGTTGCACTAGATAAGTCAGCAACAAGCATTCCACTTTTATAAATATCTTGACCACTAGCAGTAGAAACAACATCTATATCTACTGTTAGATTAGTATTATCTGTTATAGATAAAACTCTATAATTAATACTATTAATTCTTATTCTATCATCTACAGCTAATTCAGTTGTAAAAGATGTTCCAGTTCCAACAACTGCTGCTGAACTTGCAGTTACTGCAACTGTACCTGTAATAGCTTTATAAGTATCTTTATTAACTTGAGTCCAACTTATACCATCAAGACTAAAATAAATTCCAGTACCTTGACATACTACAACTCCATCTGCATAAGGATTTAATCCTACGATAGCATCTGTAGAAGTTCCACTTGGTGTAGTTGCACTTCCAGCACCCCACTTAGTATATCCATTAATTCTTCTATAACCACCTGTTGTAGATGATTCAAAATTTTCTAATATGGTTGCAGCTCCAGGTGTTCTAAATAATGCGTGACTACTAGATACTAAATCTAAACCTCCTGCAACTGTAATGGAAGCTCCTTGTGTTGGCATTTATTTTCCTATGGTAATAAATATGTAAATCTCACATCAGACATATAAGATGGTTGTGGAGAATTTAAGGCATCAGCCATTGACTGTAATCCTTTTTTATACTCATCTAATGCTAATTGAGATTGTGCAATATTGTCTTTAAATTGATATATGTAATATCGTGCTCTTGCTAATAAAACAGGTTTGTATTGTTCTGGAAATAAAACTTTATCTGTATCTGCTGATAATGCAGTTGGTCTGTTATAAGCAAAGAAATGAATTTTGTAAGCTTTGTCAGGAATTGGTGAAAGACCGAATCTTCTACCATCTGAACTTCTAAGTACTCTTAATGGAGCACCATAAACTGGACTAGCTGCTGTTGCATCTTGTTCTTCAGCTTTTGCATAACTACTTCTCCAAGCTGTTAGAGTTGTAAATGCTAGTTTGTTAATTGTATAAGGAGGAGTTTCTCCTGATACATTTTGTGTAGACAAAGTAAACATATCCCAGTTTACTGAATCAAAATCAGAATCTATATCTGCAGAACCTGTTTTTAATAAATACCATCTTTGACCTATAACACAATCAACAATTGTATTCCCATAATATGGGTCATCAGGTACATCTGTACTTAACCAAGACCAATCATCAACAGCATCTACTATATCAAAGTAAGCTCTGTTTACACAATTAGCAACTTGTTTTTGTACACCTACTGCACCAGAAATTGCTGTTAGTTCAGGTTCATTAATTTCAACTAACAATTCGTTAGTCATAGCTAGATAGGTCTTTGCCATTTTAAAATTCCTTTATGGATTAAGTAGCGATAATAATTATAACTATAACAACTGCTACACCAATAATCACTTTTTTGTGGTCGGTCCATAGATGTTTAATTTGTTCTTTTATTTTTTCCATTGTTAATCCTTTGTTAGTTTGTTGACAGGCGAGATATTTCACTCGCCTATCAAGTTAGTTAGTATTAGTCAGCAACGTAAATTATTTTGCCTACTATGTCTGTTCTAAGTACTTTTCTTCCGAATACCATAAGACCTCTTACGATATCAGCGAAAGTTGAAGTGCTTCTTAAAGACTCAACTATTTTTAGGTTTTGTGCACAAGATACTGCACTCATCTGTCCAAATAAAGCTTCTGGAGCAGTTGCAGAACCTGCAGGTGTTGCACCAGATAAATCGTTAGTTGGTAGATTGTTAGATTTGTACATTTGGAAACCTCTTACTAGACCAGATGCTACTAGACCATTTCTTAAAGAACCTTGACCAGCATTATAGTCAACTGATAAAAGTTTAGAAGATGTGTTAGCTAGTTCATTATACCACTCAGGAGCACCAACGAACCATCTGCCTTCTTCTGGGCAGTTAGCTTCGTCAAGTGCTTTAGCAGCTAATGACATTTGGTTAAGAGGGTCAACTTCACCAGAAGCATGACCAACGTCAATTGGAGTACCAGTAGTACCCATTCCAGACGTAATACCAGCACCTGCTGAAATAGCTGTTAGAACATTACTGTCTAAAGCATCTTTCAGTTTGTATGCTGCATTGTCTGAAGCAACTGATTGGAAATTGATATGAGAAAATCTTTTCTCAATATCATCTAGTTGAAATTGAAAGTATTTAGCTTGGTCTACTACGAGAACAAGCTCGTTGTCTGTTAGTGCTGTACTTGAAGTGGATGCACCTCTAGTATAATCACTTACAGTTATTTGAGGTTCTTGTACTATGTTGACAGTATCTCCAAAGTTTTTGATTTCTCCCATGTAGTCTGTATTGCAGATTGCTTCTGCAGTAGCAGCTTTTCTAAGAGCTATCTGAACTTTTTTAGAATATATTTCAGGTACCCAAAACTGATTAGCTTGAGGAGCTGAAGGAGAATTACCACCAAAGTTAGTAGTTGAACCACCTGCGAAATGTGCCATAATATATGACTCCTTTTCTATTGGTTATTGTTAATAAAACAGCAGAATTATAAATCTATAACTCTACCTTCTCTTTGAGCTATTGCAATTTCTTTTTCTTTTTGCATAAACTCAACATCTGACATTTTAGCAATATCAGACCTTTTATAGATAACTCTGTTTCCAGTTGGTGGTTGAGTTTGTTCGCTAGTTTTAACGAGCAAATCTGCACCAGCTTTAACTTCATTATCCTTTTTAGGTGTTTTATCTAAACCAAGTCCTCGGTCTTTCTTATATAGGTCAACTGCTCTTGCAGCTAATTTGCCATCTGAGTTATTCTCATAAATCCATGCTTTAATTTCCATGGGTTGTGAGTCTGCCCAGCTATGAAAATCATCAGATTCTTTAATTGAATTAAAGTCTGGATGAAGTTTTGATAACTCTAATTGGGCTTCTCTTTGAGCTAATGCTTGATTAGCTTTTTTCAAAGAGCTAACTTCTTCCTGCAAATCTTTCATCTCGTTTTGAGATTGCAAGTGAGATACAGTTTCCACAACTCCATATATGTCAGGATAATCTTTTTTGAAAGAGTCTAACTCTTCCTTAGATTTTGGTGGGGTATACTTAGGGCGATTAGTCTTAAGTTGTGACTTAAGGTCATCTTCCTTTGAATTCCACTCACCAAGTTTCCTATCATAATATCGTTTGAGGTCGTCATACCTCTTTTTATAGTCAACTTTAGTATAAGGTTTGGCTTCAACATTTAATGCTGATTCCTGTAAGACCTTATCCGAAGTAGCCGAGTCAGCTTCTGTTTTAACTTCTGGGTTGGCTGAATTGCCAGTCGCATAATTAAAACCTGTTTTCTGTTCGGTGTTTGGCATGGCTGGTCCAGTATCTGCGTGAACAAACTCTTTGGGCATTACATCTTCTGTATGCCAAGGTTTCTTACGATTATATGGATTCGCCACAACTTCGTTAGTTTTTCCTTCGTTCTCTTTATTCATAATATCCTCCTTTGGGCTTCTTTTACTGAAGGTAGCAAAAAAAGGTTGATTAATTTGAAACGAAGCTACAAGGGCTTCTATTCCTAGAAGGTAGCTTGTTTATCTAGAGTACCTACTCTAAATTCTGTTATACTATGGTTTCAGCTTCTGCTAATGCAGCAGCATCTTCTTGTTCAACCATACCAGCATCATAAGCTTCTTCAGCTTGTGTCATCATTTTTCTTAACTTGTCAATTCCAATATGTTTCACAGCTTTTGCTGTAAATACAAATTCGCCATCTGACAATAATGCTGGGATAGAGTCTGAAGTTCCAGTACCTGGTCCTTCTACTTCTCCATCTTCTGTAAATTCTGTTGCAACCATTTTTGGTAAAATGGCTTCTAATTCTGGATACATTTCTATAGCAGCATCCACAACTGCTTCTTCTTCTTCACTTAACATTGAAGTATCTAAAACACTTTCTGCATCTTCCATAGCTACATCTTCTTCCATAGCTAAATCATCTGCAGCAATCTCATCTTCAATTAATGGCATAGGACCTTCTTCCATTCCTACTGGAGCCATTAAAGGTTCTTCAACAATTTCTTCTTCAGCAATTACTTCATCACCTTCTGCATAAGCTTTATAATCTCTTCTTCTGTCATATTTTTCTTTAAGAGCTGCTTGTCCACCAATACTAAATTTTGCTAAAGGTTCTTCTTGAGATATTTGGAAGTTATCCATGTAACCACCAAGAGCTGATTTATTTTTCTTTTGTTCTAATTTTTTTAATTTCTCTTTACCTTTTTTATCAAGAACTCCTGATTCATCCATAGCTTTTAATTTTTTATAAATACTTTTTTCTACAACATTTAATTTAGCTATTTTTTTAATATCACCAGGTTCTATCTCATGTTGTTCTAATTCAGGAATATCCTCTGGTAACAAAGGTTTAACACTATCACCTTTTGAATATCTAGTTCTAGATGGAGATAAACCTCTTTGAGGTAAACCTTTCCTAGCCGAAGCTGGAGTATTTACATCATAAGGTGTAATACCTGCAGGTTCTCTTTTTAGATTTCCATCAGATGCTCTGATTTCTTTATCAGATTCATCATTAGGTCTAAGATAAGGTGGTTTAGACATTAGTCCACCTGTAGCCATGTTAATGGGTTTTGCCATATTTCTATCCTATATTCGTATTATAACAATAATAACTTAATTAGTCAACACTACTCTTTGACTATTTCTCTTACCTGATTAGGCAGGTTCCTCAACCTGTCCAGAAAAATCCATCTCCCCTGGCATTGGTGCGTTGTCTGCACCGATTGGGATTTCGCCATTTCCAGAGACGTTTGTTCCTGCACCTTCTTGAGGTACTCCTCCATCACCACCCATTGGTCCGAGTTGACCAGGGATAGGAGCTTGAGAGCCATTTCCTTTGTTAGCATTTTGGAATCCTATAATTTTAGCATAAATTTCTGCTTCATCTTTAGAGTTAATTATTTCATCAGGGTCTAAGTCTAGAGAGTATGCTAACTCTTTAACCACCTCTGATATTCTAACAAATGGAGCAATTGCAGGGTTTTGAATAGTTTGTAAGAACATAGTCAGTCTTTGAGAACGAACTTCTTTTCTCATCAAACTAGCACTCCCTGTGGCTTTTATTTCCAAGTCTCCTACGATTGGTAAATCACCTTCATAGAATTGCATATTCCATTGGAACATAGCTTCTCCTAAAGGTTTAATTAAACTATCATCAATATTTTTAATAACTGTTTTTATGTTTAAAGATGCAGCACCCATAAGCATTGACATACCTGATGCTGTTCTTGTCATACTTTGAACTCCTGTTTGTCCATGTGAGTATGATGGTATTCCTGTTGATTCATCTGCTAGTTGTCTGAACTTATCAAACATCTGCATATTTTCTACAGCAGTATTTGGAAACTTAATTCCATATATTGCTTGACCAGGAACTCCTGCTTGTCTTTTAAAGATTTTACCAGGATAAACTTCCATGTTCTGATTATTAACTAAAGCTGATTCATCAATATCAAATACTAAATTACCAGCTAAGTTTAAATTATCAATAGCCATTCTTGCATGACCATTCATAATTTGTTGAGCATCATCCATATTTTCTGGAACACCTATTCCAAAGAAGTTATATGGATTCTTTTCATAAGCAAAAGCTTGGTAAGGTATTCTAAAAGGTTGAAAAGGATTTTCAACTATTCTAATAATTTTACCCATTGAAGTCCAAACATTTACTTGTACTTGAGTTGAATCTTCTATTTCAGGGTCTAATGCTAAACCTTGTTCTCTAGCAGTCATAGCATCTACAGTACCCCAGTATTCTAATACTTCATATCTATTTTTTTCTATATCAGAATAAGAATCTGTTTCTAATTGAATATCTGATTCCCAATATTGTTTATTATAATTAGGACCTAATTCTAAACAAGCTTCAATTTGTTCTTTACTAAAATAAGGTCTATTAATTAAATCTAAGAATTGATGTCTGTTTAATCTATGTCTTTGAATAATAAATTCACATTCATCCATATTTCTTGCATTAGGGTCTGGATACATATCCCATAGACTTACAAATTCAACTCTTGGAACTTTTACAAATTCAGGATGATATTCTCTTGCATTACCATTACCACTTGCTGCATACTTATGTAAAGTTTTATTATAAGTAAATGGACCTTTTAATATTCCTGTTCCTAATAAACAAGATTCAAAGATAGCATTTCTTAAATTAACATTACCATTAGATTCATCTAATTGGTCATGGATTACTTTTTCTAATCTTCTTGCAGCAATTTGTGCTGGTTTAATTTGAGGAAATTCTGGAAGTTTAGCAGGACCTTCTGTTAGTTCTGCTTTTTCCATTTCAGGTTCAAGACTACCTAGAAAACTTTCACTTAAAGAACTAAAGGTAGCTCCTTTAGGTAAAGGTTTTCCATCACCAGGAAATCCTAAATTAGAAGTAGGACTCATAGGTTGACCAGGAATATATTCTAAGTTTCCTTCAACACTAGGAGTTGGTTCCATATTACCATCACCCATTTGTTCTTTTAATGGGTTCATGTGAGCATATTCAGATATACCTTCTGGAATTTTAGTTTCTTGAATAACTAATGGAAACTTACCCATTCCAAATAAGACATCTATAATTTGTCCATAAGCTGCTAATACTTTTGTTTTAGTAACTTTAACAAATACTCTAGATTTCTCATGTTCAGTAAAATGAACATCTTTATAATATTTACCACGATAGTTATGATAAGCTTGTAACCATCTACTTTCATCATCTTGTCTAGAATCTTTACAAGCAGTAAATTTCTTATCTATCATGGAAACAAGAAGATTTATATCTTCCTGTTTATCATCTTCTTTACTCAATAGGTCTTTTTGCCTTTGAGCTGGTGGTAGTAAAGCCATAAGTAAAATACCTCTATACTATATAATAATACACTAATTAACCTCGCTTGTCAACAATCTTCTTGATTTCAATAATGACAGATGTAGGTATTAATGTTGTGTTTGCAATCTCATCAATGGTGCCTTCATCCTTTTCAGATAAAGCATAATCACCAAAAATCCTTGTTATTCCTTTCGTTTGAGATAGAAGATGTCCTTTGGTTATACATGGAGGAAGCTTTGCTTTCTTACAAGCAGTAATACTTTGCCAATTAGAATCTGATACAATATCATACCAATGAACTTCTACTAATGGATACCTATCAATTTCTCTTTTGGCTTTCTTATTGATTTTAACTTTTCTTCGCTTCATAGACTAAAGTGCTTCTTATCTTTCTTTCTTTTAAAATTTTTATTATCTTGAGATGTTTTAACCTTACCATAAGGTTCAAACTTCCCATTACCTCTAATGGTCTTATCTTTCATCCAAGCAGTCTCTTGGTCTTTAATACCATTGTTATCTGAATACCTATAAAGATTTATTTTAAATACTTGTTCAATATGTTCTTGTTTTATATATTCTTGTAATTCCTCATAAGTCATTATCTCATCATATTGCTCGTTTGTCAACGTATTTCTAAAAGTATATATAGGCATTATAACCATCCAAATATTTTAAATAAAAGATATATAACTATAAATACAAATAGTAAAAATAAGTTTACTTCTTCTGGCATAAACATTAGATTAATATATCCTTTAATTCAAACTCTAATCCTTCTAATTCATCAGGTTTCCCTTTAGGATAAGTAGGGTAAACTAAAAACTTCTCACCTGTTTCTTCATTAGTACATCCTGCAACTAACCAATCCCATTTAAAGTTAGTATCTTCAACAAACTCTCTCATCACTTCATAAGTTTGGTCAGGGTGTTGCTTTAATAAATTGGCTTGGCATTCTTGCATGGTCTTATACCATCCTTGCATTTCAAAATTCTGTTGTGTCATTACTGGGTCTGCACCAATTAAATAAGCTAATATTAAAATCTTATACATTAATCCTCAATTCTGTTAATTCATTTTTAATGCCCAATGTTCCTTTAATAAAGCTATTGAAAGCTAAACTAATTCTAAGATTATCTCCTTGCTTTGGAGAAACCATATGATGTAGATGGGAAGGAAATATTACAACCTGCCCTGTTTCAACAGGTACAAACCAACTACTAGAATTATATTCATTATACTTATCAGTATTTATTTGAATTTGATTATAATCATTTTTACTAAAATGAATCTTATCATGTTCTTTATCACCATCAAAATAAATAACTCCTGATAGATAAGAATTCGGATGGTTATGAATATGATGATAACCATTTGTTTTAGTATAGTTTAACCAAGACTGTGTTATATAACATTCAACCTTTTGGTTAGGACTAACTATCTTATCTATATAATCTTTTAAAATAACTTCTAATTCTTTTTTTAAATTTTTAAATGCTGCTTGTTCTAATATATAATTATCTTCACTAGAAGTATTACCCATATTAGGAATACATTCTATTTCACTATCCTTAACTAATTGTAATTCTTCTTTAGTAAATGCTCTATCAATATTAGTTTCATAAACAGGAGTAGGAAATAAATTATGTATTTTCATTAGTAACCAAACACAGGGTCAGCAGGTCTCCATTTTTTAATTTGATTCATTTTCTCATAAGCAGTTTGACTTCTAGGTCTAGCCATGATTAAATATCTTAATGCATCATAAGCATGGTCTGATGCTTTAGTATCTACATCTTCAGGTTTGTTAGGGTCTGTAGGTATACCTTGTAATTCTCTAATAAGGTTAGGGCACGTTTTAAATATAATCATTCTAGGTCTACCCTTCTCATTTATTTTTAATTTTTCATGTACTTGTATTTTACCTTGTATTCTATTCTTATCAGCTCTTCTAAGTTTATGTCCAGCTCTAGTTAAGACTTCTCCAACAGTTGGTCCTGTTGTTCCAGTTCTTGCCCAAGCTTGAACATCTAAAACTCCTCTAACAGAAAGCTTATCTTCTTTTTCATATTGAAAAATCTTCTTAGCTAAATCTTCTCCTGTTAAACCTTTTTGATATAGTTCTCTATAAATAATTAAGGTTTCATCTGTAGGGTCTACACAACCCCAAATAACAGCAGACTCTGATGCATAACCATAGTCAATTCCTTTTAGTCTTTCCCAATGTTTAGGAAGAGTATAAGGAGCTACACAATGTTTATCATATTCAAATTCTGAAAATGCTGCACCTTCAGCAACATCCCAATTACCATCTAGGAGTTGTTTCTTTTGTACAGGAGGTAAGGATTCCAACATCTGTTGGTACTTACCATCTAAAGCTAAATAAGGATTATCATCTAATCTAGCTGGAATAAATTTTCTTGAAATCTTATCTTCACCTTTAAAGCTTTCATTAGGAGGTGCTGGGTCTAGATACCTTTTCTTAACCCAACTCCCTCCGACACCTCCAGGGTTTGCTGTGCACCGAATGTAGCATTTTATTTTTTGATTAGTTGTTCTCAATCGTGACTGCAAATATTGAAGTGGGAATTCTGTTGGATACTGAGTTAGTTCGTCAATCCCTATCCAGGTATATGATTGACCTTGGTATCTATACACATCAGCATCTCTATCAAGATAACCGAACTCCAATGTTGCTCCTGAAGGAAATTTCCAAATCTTTTCTACTTCTCTAAACTTAGCACCAATGAATGCTTTAGGATAGAGTTCTCTAGATTTATCAATTAACTCTCGTAGCTCTGGCATGGACTTTCTTAATAACAAAGCTCTATGTTCTTTAATGTGCATGAACCTTAATGGGTCAACAAGCATGGCAAAGGACTTACCACCACCTGCGGCTCCTCCATACAGAACATCCTGCTCTGGTGCAGCTAAGAATTCTGTCTGAGGACCTGTATTAGGTTTGAATACTATTCTATCTTTTTCTTCTTCTAAAAGGTCTTTAACTGACTTAGGTAAAGATTTGTAATGAGCTTCATCCATAACAGTACCAGTCTTACTTTTCTGATTGGTCTCAGCTTTATGGACAACAGCTAAAGCTTCTTTCTTAACCTTTAGTCTAGTTGTTTTATTTTCTAAATTTTTTCTTAGTCTTTGAATCTCTTTTTCTTTTTCCCTAACAGCTTTCCTTGAAGCTATCTTGGCTTTTTGTTCAAAGCTATAATTATATTGTCTCGTCATTTCTACTTAATAATCCTTTAGGTTTTTCTATATTATCTCTATCTATGATTTTCTTTAAACCCATAGGGGATAACTTGCGACCAGTTTGATGTTCTAAAATCTCAACTGCTCCTCTTAAAGAGAAAGCTCCAGATTTAACACCATCCTTCATTTCTGATAATGCTGATATTTCTTTATCAACTTTCTCTAATGTTTTGTTATCCGCAGATAACTTATAACCAAAAGGTATAGTAGAACTATTCCTTCTTATCATCTATTATTTCAACCTCTTCTGCTTCACCATCAATTAAAGTTTTCTTTTCAGGTAACAGAAAAATCCCACTTGTAGCAGTATGCGTTACATCTAGCTTATCTCGTTTGGCAACACCCACTCTGTCTAATAAGGTTTGGGCTGCTTGAAGTTTTGCATTGACTTGTGGTATTGGGTCATCACTATTAAGTATCTCAACTAATTTCTGAGAAGCTTGTGGTGCTGACTTTGCTAAAATCTTTGTGGCGACATCTACAATTTCATCTTTCAAACTATTAATGACATTGTAGTATGAAGTCTCTTTATACCCTGCAATATTCAAAGCTTTGTTTATATCTCCTTTAGCTGATGTTGCAAGAACTGAAAGAAAGGTTTGTTGTTGTTCTGTCAATTTCCTTTTATTATCTAATGATGGTAGAAAACTTGTACTCATATAAATTATTATAACAAGTTTACATCTAGTTGACAACACGATTTATAATTTATTTCTGGTAGACGTTGACAATTGTAAATATCGTGTGTATACTAAGGTAACACCTCTCCAGGGGTTGAAGCATCTAAGAGACTCTCTGGGACAGTCCAGCAATATAGCTCAGTCTACAAAAGCAGGGCGAGACTATCTAGTTTACACCTAAACTACCTAAAAATGTATATGAAGTATATACATACCCCACACACCCCCCCATGCACCATATAGGGGTATCAAGTGATATTGATAATCATTCTCAAATATATAAATACAACCTCTAGTTATCCCTAAATATCTCAACCTATACTTGTACAACTTCTAGTTGACAATCTTTAGTGATATATTTACCACACTAAAGATATCTTTTCAACCCTCAATAGAATCTCAATTATAACACAATCCAAGCTAATTCTAGCCACATTTAATCCTGTCTAATTCCTGCCATATTTCTAGCATAATCCCACCAAATTTAATGAATTGGGCGTTCTTGCTTTGTTCCCACACGTATAAAGTGAATTTATTTTTTATAAATCTTATTCCTGCCTTATTCTTAACATCAAATTGACAAAAAACTATGTTTCACTCCTCGCATATGCAAAAATATAAATATAACAAAAAAGAATGGCAAAAACTTTCAACTACTCATTTGAGTAAGTTAGATAGTTTAGTAAGTCCAATTTCAAAGCATAACTATTTAGTGCAACTTGGAGTTGTTACAATTCCTACTTG